CTGTTTGTATTAGTTCCGACAGTAGGTGCAGATGTTGAACCACCAATCGTTAAGCTGTATGACTGCCAATCAGTAATCGGAGTTCCATAAACATAATTACTTGGCCCAACTCTAAAGTTATCAAGCTTTAATGTATATGCACTTGCCGATGTGGTAGCACAATGAAGTATCAATCGGTAAGACGATCCCGTTGCACTCGACTGAAAGTTTGCTACAAATTTATCACCTAAAGTTGTAGAATTAGATAATAACTTTATTGAACTAGGCTCGATCAGTGTCGAGTTAGTTACATCATAAATGTACGCTATAACGTCACTATCTGCGCTAGATGATCCAGCGGTAAACGTTCCACTTGATAAAATATAATCAAACTCAATCTGTAATACTTTTGCACGATAAGCTAAGTCTACAGAGAATGTCGTTGCTATACCTTGGCCCTGAGTATTTGATGCGCCTTTAGTTAATAAGAAAGAGTTAGTGCCAGCAAGTGGCGAAGTTGACGATATAGTGGCAGTAACCGTAGGCGACCCGCCAGTTCCATCGACAGGTCTCGTCCCAGCCGCATCAGCATAAGCCGTCCATATATTAGCGCCCTCAGCGTCGCCATCAGATATAAAGTTAACTGCGCCGCCTGATCCAGAACCAACTAATTTTAAAATAGACCCATCATCGTAATACATTTTATCTGTATCAGATGCGTAAACAAGAGTTGCCTCTTTTCTAGTCAAAGCATCAAGGGTAGCCTTAGAAGCTTTTGGAATTGTAAATCTAGAAGTGTTTGAAGCAGTACCGCCGTCATAGTCCTTATTAGTCAAGACTTGAGCGCCAGTTGTAGTAATTAACAAAGAAGTGTCTGCAATACCATGAACCGAAGTAGTGGCGCTGGTGTGCGATGTTAAAGATGCGCTTGAGGCCTTAGCATCTAATTGAGTTTGAATTGAGCTAGTAGCATCTAAGAACGCTAAAGTAGTAGTCGTGATAGCAGATGCTGTGATGATTCCAGATACATCTGAAACTAGAACACGAGAAGCAGTTACCGTTGCTAACTTGCTTAAAGCTATAGCAGCAGCAGGGTCAACATTAGCATTTAAGATTAAACCGTAAAGAATAGAAGCACCGTTGAACTCTAAAGAGTCAGAAGCGTTAACTTTTAAATTGATGTCAGCATTATTGGCATTGTTACGCCATGAGATAGACTCGTTATTACCAAGTCTAACAATACCCGCACTTGCTGGGTTAGTAGCTTGAGATTTAAAGTAAGCTGATTTTAATCCGAAAGTGGCACCGAAATTAGCTTCGGCGGTCAGGGTAAAATTACCACCTGTTTTTTGAAGTGCTCCAGAGGCTATGGCTATAAAGTAAGCACTTAAATCTGATCCCCATCCATCGTCACCGACTGCTGGGATTGAGTATGTTACGCCATTAAAAGTAATATTTGAAGCCATTTAAGAGTCCTTGTCGTTAAAAGGCCCAGGCTTATACAAGATAAACCTAGGCCCTTATTTTCAATAACTAGCTATTAAGAGTTAACAATCGCAGTGATTTTTACGCACTTAGCTGGATTGATACAAACGATAGCTTGCGCTCCGTACAAACGTAATTCGTATGCGTTAGCATCGGGTACATGCAAGAACAACTCGCCAGAACGTCCTGGAGTTTCAAAAGAAAACTCTTGAGATCCAATTCGTTTGAACTTCTTAAGAGGAACAACAAAGCCTTCGCCTTCCTTAACCATAGGATGAGGAACAACGTTTAACTTGCCGTTAGGACCCATAAGAACGATGTTTTCAAATCCACCGATGCCAGTAGTCTCTTTTTGACCACCGTTTTGACGGCGAAGATCTGTCATAGTTCCAGAAAGGTTAGTGAACGTTTTTGGAGAGATCAAAACATCTGCCTCTTCCATCAATCCACCCTTAGAAACTGCAAAACCTACAGCGTTTAAGATCTTAGCTACAGTTAATGCAGCAGATCCAGCACTGTAAGAAGTTCCAGCCCAAAGACCGTAGATAGAAGCATCAATACCAAACAATGTGCTTGAGTTAGTGATGATCTTATCGATACCGATTGGCTCGATGTCTTTAGCGCCTTTCCAATGGATGTAGCAGTCACCAAGACCAAGAGCTGTGTCAAGAGCAGAAATACCAGTTGTAGTACCTGTGAACTTAATAACACGAGTGTCATAAGTAACAGAAGTGACTACGAAATCAGCATTGGCACCAGAAGAGATAAGAGAGTTGTCGGAAACTTTGTAGAAGTTTACGATAGCATTCTCAGCCCCAGCCCAGATACCAGGAGCCCAACCAGAAGCAAGCATTGTTACGTTGGTAACAGTAGTTGATACGTTGGCAGAGCTATCAGCAGTTCCAAGACCAGTTGCAGAACGACCGTATAACATCGCCATTTCTAAACGACGTGAACCAGTGTCCATTAAGTTTTCAACTAGTAACTCAGAAGCGTTTTGGAAAGCTTCTTTAGATTTAACAGCTTTAGCAGCAGCTTCATAATCCATTTGACCACGGATGATGATTTGGTTGGCGTCAACCACTGCTTCTTTTACAGTAGCAGCTACAGCGGCATTAAGTGTAGAAACACCAGCGCCAGCAGCTAGGTAAGTAACACCAGCTTCGTTTGATAATATAACTGGGAAGTTGTAAGACTTTCCGATTTTCTCAGCAGACTGAAACTTGATGTTTTTTTGTAGGTAAGCTACTTCAGCAACGGCCTTAACAGGTCCATCGCCATAAACGACTTTAAACAAACCATCTAATGTAGATGTTGTATTGTATTGTGCCATATTTTCTCCATGAGCAATAAAGCTCTAATATGTTTAATTTTGATTTAATTTTTGAATTACATTGATTTCACAGTTGGTATTACTGCTAGTTTCTTATTGAACACGCATAGACTTGTTTAAACTGGTATTGAGAAAACAATGACATCCTTGCTTGCCTTAATACTAAAGTAAGATCTTTAGAAAAATCAATATAATTCGTCACGTCAGGACTTAGCCCTTTGTCGAGCCTGCTCTTTCATCTCTTCAAAAGTTAAGTACTCTCTTCCTTCTTTTTTAGAGAAATTAGATTGTTCCTTTTGAATAGTTTGTTGATAAACCTGACCTTGTTTTTCTTTAAGCTTTTGAACGTCAAACTTTCTAATCTTTTTAGCGACATCATCACCAAAGAGTTTAATTAAAGTCTCACCGTCTGAGTCACCAATGATAGCTTTAAGTTCCGCAAGCCTTTCGTTTTTAACCTCTGCCGCTAAGTCATCTGGTGATAGTTCAAGCCCATATTCAAGATTATGTTTAAATATTTCAGCAGTTCTTTGTACAAGCTTGGCGCTTTTTGGTAGTCCAGTTTTGGTTAGGGCCTCAATTATTGTATTTTGGAAGTTCTGAGCTATCTCAAACTCTTTCTTTTCACGAGCTGACATCTCTTCCATTTCACGAGCTTTGGCTTTCTCAGCCTCAGTCATCTCTTTGTACTTCTTAAGATCTCTGTAATCCTTCTCTTCAGGAGACAGCATATCGTCTTGAATCTGAGCTAAAATGAACTTCTCGGCAATTTCTCGGCCTTTAGGCCCAAGTCGCTTTAGCATAGATTCTGGGTTTTCTTCAAACTCCTTGATAATCTTCATGGCTTTTTGAGTGTTTTCTTTAGCCTCAGTCATTCTCTTCTTAGCTGCATGAGACATTTGAAGCTCTTTGGTTAAAGTAGCCTCATCGTTTAAGTCGATTTCTCTTTCAAACTCTTCGCCGTCTACCTTAAGCTTAAACTTCTTAAGCATGGCCTGGGTTTGGGCTTCGGTGGGCTTGTCTGCCTTTACCTCATTTGTGGTATTTTCTGACCCTTCGCTTACCACATTTGTGGTATTGGCTTCGCTCGATGCTGCTGGTGTTCCAGCCGTGGCGACTTCACTCATAACTTCTCCTTGTTATTTTTTGAGGGTCCGATGTCATATCAAGACCCCTTTGATTTTAAACTACTGGTGGCTCTGCTGGCTGAGGCAGTGCTGTCTGCTCAGCTTGTTGAGTTATTGGATTGGCGTTATCCATAACAGCGGGCAATCCTTCGCCCTGAGATCCTCCTCCTTGAGTCATAGGTGGTGCTTGTTGAGCAAATGAAGCCTGTTTAAGCATAGCGGTCAAAGCTGGGTCCTTAGACTTAGCATTGTCGATATGTTGTTGGATATGATCTAGCGTATTTTGCAAGATCTGAGGTGAGCGTCTAGCCTCTGGGCTATTTAGTATGCAAGAATGCTCCAGGACGTGAATAGCGTCATCATCAGTAAGGACTGCCACTTGCGGCTTACCTTCCATTAATTCTTCATTCTCGGCCTTAATAAGCATTCGTTGAGAGTTATCGTGCTCATAAAGAGGCTCAAGGTTTCCAGTGGTTAAAACGCCTAAATATTGCTCAGGAGTTTTAATCATGTTTGGAGTAGCTAGAAGCTGGTTAGCAATTTCAACTCTACCCGCTGAAGTCTTAGTTAATGGGTTAGCAGAATCTACGATTACTTTGGAAACACCAGCTAAGTCTTTACCAGTAAATTCCTTAATGTAGCTCTTTTTCATCTTGCCTGATATTTGAGCAACTCTTGGGACTACTGCGTAAGTTTGTAGCAACTCAATCAGAGCCGTTCCAAGTTGTTCTAACATAGCGTTGTAGCTGTTCTGAATACCGCTAGAGAATTGAATCGCTTGTTGTTGTAATAAAGCCATAGCGGTACCAGACATTGTCGCTGGAGCTTGGCCACGGTTAATCTGAGATACACCAGATAGTAGCTCCTCTTGTTGTTGAAGGTACTCAGCAAACTTAAACACTTCTGGAGCTGTCTTTAACAAATCCATCGTTTCCATTTTTCCAGCTTTAGGATCGTATTCCCAAATGTTTAACCCATCCATGATCTGAGTTACTTTTGGAGCTGCTCCTTTAGGCACCTGGAAGTTTTGAACAGCATTAGCCGCTTGGTTGGTTAGGATTGCACTAACAGTCATATTCATTGCATCTTGAACAGGCAATAAATCCATAGCGTTAGAGTGGCCATAAGCATTTTCGTAGTATTTGCTTGGAGTTATACAGAAAACATAAGGTCGTTTATAAGGCAGTGGCCCATCGAATAGAACAACATCAGAGTCACATACCTCAACCATTCGCCCATCTGGAAGAGCATCTGTTTTAGAGTGATAAAGAGTATAAGTTGGAATTAAATCTGAATCCTCATCCTTCTTTTTAGCTCCGTATTTAGAAACGTTTAATTCATAAGCAATATCAAATTTGTTATCACCTTTTAATGCCACAATTTTTTCAGCCATTTCAGGGTATTTAGCCGCCAAGTCATACTTGTTCTTAAACTTACGAACGATGTACCATTGATGGTTCATATCTCTTCGTTTGTAGTCACGAGTGATATCAAGCATTGTGTGTGTATTTACTTCCACATCACCCTCGTAGATTGGCATATCTTCGTCGGTCTTTCCGTAAATCTCGCCGCCCGTAGCGTTCCAATCTAAAGACATCCATCCTTCTCTAAGGAACAGAGCTTTTTCTGTCGCTTCATTAAGCTTAATATCAATGTGCTTCTCTCTCATGTAATAATCTAAAAGTGATGAGGCCAAAAGAGTTGTAGCTTGAGATTCTAAGTCTGAGTTAATAGCCCTTGGCTCCCATGCTGGACGCTGAGCTGTAATCATAACGTGAACGTGTCTGATTAAATTTGCATAATGGTTTAAATGGATAGCCTTTAAGCTTTGATCAATGCTTTCAATATAAGCAGTTCCGTAGAACGCTCTGTAAGACTTTCTCATTTCGCTGATATAACCAGAGGCTTGTAAATAATCTTTATGGTCTTTAACTTTGTCTAGAATTATGTCTGCTATCTTTTCCCGTTCTTTAGCCGCCCAATATTGTTCCATTTCGTCATCCTTTTCTAAATGGTATTAATTTTTTAAACTCGTTTATCTGGTCCTCATCTTCTGTGACAAAGTCCTCAAACTTGCGAACTATAGGTATTGGATTAGTTTGCTCATCAATGTTCCTAACCAAATACATCAAAGACGCTACAGCATCATAGTGGCCTAAAGTCTTGCTTCTGGCAAACTCAGATCTATTCTCGTTCCATATTCCAAACTTAATTGAGTCTAATAAGAACCTACATGATGGGTCTATTTCAATCCTGTCTTGTGATATCCAAACCCTTACAGCATTAACCATCGCATGAAGGTTATCTTTAGATGTGGAGTGAAAGAACATATTATGAATAGATCCAAGATCTAGAAGCAAAAGAGGATTATTGTTATCAGCTACTCGCTTGTATGGCTCTTTACCCTGCCATAATTCTTGTTCAATTTCTGATATTGCGGCGTGTAGTTTAGGGGTTGTCATGTCTGGACCGTTCATAACGTGTTCACGCTGAATCACTAATTTACCACGACTAAAGTCATAGTAACCAAATAGGGTAACGTTTAGATCTCTAACCCCAAGATCCATTGATACGTATTTATGGAAGTGTACATAATTGGGATCATTGTATGCATTTATATGCACAGAAAACTCTCTGCTAGCCGCCTCTGGTATCAATGCAAGAGTCTTGTCTGTTACAATCTTGCATAAATATTCACGCTCCCAATCTGTCTCAGTTAAACACTCACGACGATACTCATCTGCCATCTCAGGAGTTACCATTGGGTTTTTATAGATATCTAGCTCAACGTAGGCATTTTCCCTCTTAGCCTTATGAATAAAGTCTACAAAGTCAGCGTCAGGTGTTTTAGGTGGTGTTGATATCATTATGACTTTAGCGCCTTCTCGGTACATGGTCATAGGCATAACGATGCTTGAATAAATATAAGATAGGTTCTTAATAAAGGCAGCTTCGTCGAATACGTAAAGATCACAGTAGTTACCTCGCCCTGCGTTTGGGTTCTTATCGAGCCCTACGATTTGAATCTCTGAGCCGTTTTTAAATCTGTATTTCTTTTTAGAGTCTAGGTATTGAGGCTTAAGCTCTTCGGGACAATCTTCTAATACCAGGTCAAAAGTTGGTACAATATACTCTTCTACGTCTTTCAGATAAGCTGAAGCTATTTTCACCCTGGCAAGATCCTTTGATAATGCCACTTTAATGGCAATAACAGCGATCCAATAGGTCTTGCCGAATCGTCGAGCGCAATTAGCGACAAATAATTTATTTTTGACCGAGTCATACGCATCTTGAATAGTATCTTGCCCTGGATGAAACTTGTACTCCAGAGTGAGACAATGCCATGCCATGAAGATGTAATATGCCAGATCACTCATTGCCCTCTTTTTTCATTGCGGCCTTTATAAGCGCAACGTGTTCCTTTGGATCAACGTCTTTCCACTTAGCCACAAGTTCGCCCACTGTGTTTTCGTCGTTCTTCTCTGTCTTTTCTTCAGTAGGTTTTCCGTAGCGTCTATCGAGTAAGAACATGATGGCGTAAAGCGAGCCCTCCGTGGCGTTCTTAATCTGTTTAGCTATTGCCGTTTCCATAGCATTTAGCTTTCCGCTTAACAGTAACCCCTCTATCTCATCTACAGTCTTAACCCAGAAGTTATCGATAATCTTACCGACCACTTCCTTTGGAATACTCTGAACAAGCTTTAACTCTGGAGGTATTGGCGCTCTACCCTTCCCAAAAGTATTGCCTGGTTTAAATGACGTTTTAACGGGCTTATAGTTTGCCACGGCAAGTCGTCAAAAAGTCGTTTAGTTTAGACTTTACTTTAAGTGTTAACAGTAACCATGCGTATTTACTTAGTAATAACACTTTACCCTTCTCAATGTGTAATAAATATTTAACAACTCTAGGGATTTTATCTTTATCTATGCCTCTATTTTCAGCAATTAATACTAGGCTTTTGTACTCTGGTCTTTGGTCTCTGGCTTTAACGATATCATCGCCAATGCCGATATAAATCCAGTAGTCTAAATCATCATAGAGTTTTTTAAGATCTTGTTTTAAGCCCAAACTTAACCCCAGTCATGTCATGCTCTAGATTATCAAATTTAGATTCCATGTCTGCTATACGAATATTCAGATGCTCAACATCGGAGAAAAGATCAGGCCGCTTTGGGTATTTATAATCGAGTACTCGAGCGGCCTGAGAGATGATAAGCACTAGCGAGAGGCCTAAAACATCCTGAGTGGTGAGTGTCGATAAGATCATCTTGACGATGGTAATTACCAAAGTCGAGACAATTAAATACTTGTTCACCTGTTCTAGACGTTTGTCAGAATCCAAAAATTCTCCTAGTAGCAGAAATGATATTGTTAACAAAAATAGCATAGACATCTGGCTCGCTTTTGTAGACAACCTCAGCGTGTTCATTAATTACGCTGCCTGGAAGTTCATAAATTGTAAGGCCATAAGCGCCATCGCCTTTAGTTAGCCTAATTACCTGTACTTTAGTTGTATCTACAACATCAGTTTGCGGTTTGCTCTGTGCTTTGGCCATCTGTATTACCGTCCTTTGGTTTTACATGGGTTAAATCCATAGTGTATGGCTTTTCAGCCTTCTTTTCCACTGGTGGTTCTACAAGTTCAATTTCCTTGCGCATTACTTCAGCCATTTGATTAGCAAAAGTGATAGCCTCTACTATTGGAGCCATGTCCTTATATTTTAGTCTACATCGTGTAGATAAAGTATGGGCAATAGTTAAATAGTTATCATGAGCCATTTTCTTAATGTCTAATTCCGTTTTACCCGCTGGAACGTAAAGCTTTTTATCAATAAGTGCCTTAAGGAAATCAAGCATTGAATGAACGCCTTGATATTCTTCTGGCAAGAAATCAATCATGTTAATTTGTGAGCTCATGATCTGGTGTAGTAGCTTTACTTTCTTTTCCTGGATTAGGGTAGGCTTAGGAATCTCTTTTGAAGTTTCCTCGCTCATTTACTTGCAGCCTTTTTTCTTTGTTGTCTTTTTAGTTGCTTTTTTTGGTGCTGATTTCTTAGCCATGATTACATCCTTTGTAATACGTTTGTGATCGTTTAGCGTATTAGACATAATGTAACATTTACCTGTCAACTATTAATTTTGAACGTCGTGTTTCGGATCAAAGGGAGCTGACATTTCTATTCTTTGAGTGATGTAGATTACAAAGGCTACGATATAGGCTTTTGATACCTCAGAGGTGACTTGGCATTTAAGGGCTTGTTTAGCAATATAGGCGATGCGATCCCAGTCCATCTTATCCATCAATCCAACGTCTAGGATTTCGTAACCAAGGTCTAATAAGTATTTATCTTTCTCGATCTCTATACTCATGATTAATGGTCTCTGAGTATTAAATTTTAATCAAACACCTTTTCTAATAATATCTAGACTTTCTTCCAGTGATAAAAGGGCTGTTTTCTTGACAACAATTATTACTTGTTCGTCTTGTGGGAATCTACAATAAACCTTGTGATAAGAGCCAGTGACAAACCTACAGTCATCTATGCCTAGGATCTTTGATAACCCATCGTGGCTAGCCTTTAATCGGTTGGTTGCGTCAAGGCGCTTGATTGATTCTTTCTTTGATACGAGACGATCTCTCATGAATACAAAGTACATATCAACGTTAAAGACATCAGTAGGTTTAACTAGCTCTTTAAACTGCTCTAGGATCTTAAACTCTCTAAGGCCATACATATCAACCGAAGCCTCGTATTTACGGCCCTCAGTTGATTTAATTAATCTACCGTTAACAGATGCGTAGAGTTGGTTGCTAGACGGTGGTAATGGGAATCTTTTAAGTAAGAGCATGGCCCATTAGATTAAAAGTAAATAATAAAATCAAGACTAAAGTCGCAAACATTAAAACCTTATCAAATTCACTAAAGTGCATCTTCATTTTACGCTCCTTTTCTTAATAAACTGACCACAACAAGGGCATTTTTCATCCCTCAGGATTTTATCTAATACTTCTCTTAAAATCTCAGAGACATTTAAATCATATTCTTTGAGCTTCTTTAATTGCTCTTCATCAACTCTAAAACAGAGTGGCTTTTTCATTATTCGTCTCCGTAATCTGGCTCATCTTCTCTAAAAGGAATCATGTCCCAAATCTTTTCAAGGTGGTTTTGTATTAAATCATCGTATTCTGTCTTTAAATGCTTTTCTTGGACAGCACACTCTACTTCATCGCATTTAGATTTATAGAGCCTTAGCCATAGGGCTACGTCGTAATCAACCTTATCTGGTTTCTCATTCCAAGGCTCTTTTACAGCATAGGTATCTATCCTATAGGTTACTTCAAGATAAAGGTCAGGGTTCTCAATTAGGTCTATTTGAGTCGTGTATTCGCCATAAAGCCACTTTCCCATTTATATCTCCTTTTGATACATTTTTAAGCATATCACTTTACTTATCGTATTACGTTTGTTATACTTATGTCAAGAGGTGTTAAATGAAAAAATTAATGTGTACTATGGTTCTCATGGTTTTGATGTCAGCTTGCTCCAAGCCATCTGATTCATCTTCATTAGCGGCCGTACCATCATTTAAGGAAACTACATATATTGGTGAGTGTAAGGGCTACAATGGATCTTATGGTAACTTATCTTTTGTATTTAAGGGTGGCAAGTTTTCTTGGTTGGCTCCAATATACAGCGACGATAAGTGTACTATAGAGACTATCAATATAATTCGAGACTATTATGATTATTCAATCGTAAAACAAAATGGTAGTCGTTTTCTGGTTAAGTCTGAGTTTTTTGAACGTACTAATTACTTTGTAATTGAAATTGATTCAAATACTGACTCAGCTAAGATTCTTTTAACAGATAAAGAAGCTGAGGCTAACGATGCTTTTGATAAACCAATTACAACAAGATTTAGTAACTACATTTACCACAATACAGTAGAACTATAATCACTTAGGCTTAATAGTAAAGTTTTCAGTGATTGCCTTAGCTAAGCAGTCAAACAGGACCTCTTTAAGCTCTGAGTTAAGGCTTTGATAGAAGCTACATCGAAAGTAAACCGCCTCAAATAATTCATGTAGCACGGCCTCATGGTATTCTTGTCCAACTAGCTCTGAATTGATTAGGATCATTTTCTCTTTAGTCATGTAAAGTCCATCCGACTCTAGGTGTTTACATTTCTTAACTGGGACGACGTCTCCGAATACTTTAAGCTTCATATAACTTCCCATTTACTACGCATGAGTATTTACTACCCTGCTCTAAAATATGAATTTTTTGATGGTAAAAGTATCTTGTTTTCTCGTTCACATAAACTAGCCCAAAGCCAAGCTGCCATTGGTGATGATTCTTTACATAGTTAAAAATAAGGTCCTGATTCTTATCACCAAGCCAACCGACGCTAAAAGCAACGTGATTTGTCCCATCCATGCCAACAATATGACTCTCCTCAATTGTGTGAATGTGTCCGTAAACCAAGGAACACATAGCTTTTGTGGCCGTAGCCTTAGCTGAATTACTTAAAGGTGTGTGCTTAGCATAAAGGTAAGATCCTAAAACTAAGTGCTTTTGTTTTGGTCCATACGGTATGAATGTCCAATTCGGTCTTTTATTAAAATCAAATAAGAATTGAGTCTGAGTAACCCCAAACAATGCTGGAGCACGATCAACTAAATACCTCTCAAGCCTGTTTTCATGATTACCCTCTAAAAATACTTTCTTAGCTTTAGGGAATAATTTATCAATTTCATCAAGCCTATTACAAACGGCACTAACTTCATCAACCAGCATGTTAAATATTCTTGGATCTTTTGAATGTGAACTAACCGAGTAGAAATCTGCGAAGTCTCCGAGTATGCATATTTCATCAGGCTTTAAGTCCTGAGCCGCTCTCATCATAAGATTATAAGCTTTCTTATTCTCGTACGGGGAATGTGTATCAGGAATTATAAGAGCTAGCTTTAAACTCATGTCAAAATTAAATCACGTTTCTAGACAAAACACTGGTTAGGTTTTTAAAACTAGACCAACGATTAGATTTGACTATTGCCGTCAGAAGCCGTCTTTTTTCTTAGTATTGTTTTTGGAACAAATGGCTTTAGCTTAATGTTCATCTTGGTCCTTTTGCCCTTGCCAGCGTACTTATGATTCCTATTAACTGATTTCTCAGGAATATATAAATCATCTCTTTGAGATAAAAACTTTCGATAACTTCTTTTTCTAAACTTAAACTTTTTAGGCTCAACGTAATTACCTTGTTCTTTTTTTAACCTATCGTCTTTTTCTTTGTTTTCAAACTTAGTGGTAATTAGAGGTAATAATTCTTTTGAAATTTTATGGATATCTTGCCTGACCATTTCATTTTTAACTCTAATAACCCTTATTTTGTGTTTATTACGTAAGTATTTATCAAAGACCCTATCTTTTTCTAATTGTTCGGCAGTACCGTGATAACCACCATCTATTTCAATTACTACTTTAATAGAGGGAAAGTAGAAATCAAAACGCCTAAATTCAAAAATATATTCAACTTCAAAATGAACCTCTTTAGTAAAATATTGTTTAAAGATTGCTTCGGCTAAAATTTCTGAAGGCGTTCTTTTTTTTAATGCTTGTTTTCTTAGTATCTGCGCATCTGTAATTGTCTTAGGCTTGCTAACTCTTTTGCCATTGATCTTGAAAGTAACAAAATCTCTCATCGTTATGTCCTTTTTAAGCAAAGCATCCCTTAATATAAGACTTGCGTGTTATATCTCATTAGCTGCCTAAGTTTTGGAGTAACCCTATATCAAGACCTTTATAATCGCTTCTTAGGTGCGACCTTCCGAATCTTATCTAAGACGCCAAGCCAGTTACTTAGCCCTGTTCGAGGCCCGAAGGCGGTCATCCCCGAAGTTAGCATCTTAGGTTCACATTATGTCCCCCCTGGAACAAATGCAGAGCCCTGCTCTATGCCACATCTCTATTATCAGAATGTAGCTATGCTACCCTTTCGGGGAGTCTCCACGAGACCATGCTATTTATGAGCGATAATGCTAAATAGCACTGTATGACACTAGAGCGTGCCACCATGATGAAAAAAAGAATTGATTTAATTGGGACTTTTTTGTACCTTTTACTCAATTCGATTCTTCACAAAATCAATTAAAAGGGTTTGGGATTAATTTTTCAAGCCCTTTTCCTTTTCTGCCCCATCATTAGGCAAATATGTCCCATCGTGTTAAATTACATGAAATAAGAGTTGATTCTTTGGTTTAGGTAAAATATTGGTAGTCCCGTTGTTGGCAAAACAATCGAACAAAAATTAGACTTTAGCCCTGGCCCAATATCTTAAATGTGACTCTTGCCAACGACCACATTTTGAGGGTCAGGGTTATTTTATGGAGTTGGCATGGAAAACAAAATTAGTCCTGTAGAGGCGGCTTTAGTTACAAACGACCTCTCAAAACTCACCACAGACCAAAGGATGAGTTATTATAAGAATGTCTGTGATTCCCTTGGACTTAACTATTTAACCCAGCCCTTCGCTTATATATCATTAAACGGCAAGCTCACCCTTTACGCTAAGAGGGATGCTACAGATCAACTGAGACAAATTCACAATATCTCTATAAACATTACGTCTAGAGAGCTTATTGGGGATGTCTATATCGTTACGGCAAAAGCTAGAAATGCGAGTGGCCGTGAGGATGAAAGCATGGGGACTGTGAGCATAGCGAATCTAAAGGGTGATGCTTTAGCCAACGCATATCTTAAGTGTGAGACTAAGGCTAAAAGGAGGGTAACGCTTTCTATATGCGGATTAGGGTTAATGGACGACACAGAGGTTGAGACAATAAAAGAAGCGGTTCTAGTTAATGAGCCTATTAAAATAGAGGAAAAGAAGAATGAAGAAACAAATAAAAGACAAGATATTCAAAGCAGCAAAGAAAGCGCAGCACCTGACATTCATGGAGGATCTACACAATATAGTTCAGGAAATGAACGATTATCAAATGGTGAACATGGCAACCGTGTTGACAGCAGAAATGAGGCAACGACTAGCGAATCAACGAGCGATGGCAGTTCTAGATCGGTTCAACAAGTCAGCGATGAAAAAGTCAAAGTCTACCCAGATAAAACGAAAATCAAAATAAACAAGGAGCAAGCTGAGTTCCTGTACTCTACTGGCTATAAGTATGGTTTTTCTAAGGATGATATCACTTCTGATATCTATAAACTCACTAAACACTTAAAGCTTAGCGATATGAACAATGCTGAATTTGAAACTGTTTTAAATCACTTTAAGGATAATTCTAAGAGGTTTTCATGAGTACACTGGTTCAGATACACCGAGACTATTTATCAATAATGGAACAAATAGAGGCTAATGGTGGAGAGATAACAGAACAACTAGAAACAGACCTGGTTAAAAACCTAATTGAATCAAAAGAAAAGGTAAGTAACTACTGCTTAGTTCTTGATCGTTATGAGTCTGAAATTAGTTTCATGAAAGAAAAGGTTAAAGAAGCAGTGGCGTTTATTGATCGATTACAAAAACAGAAAGAACACCTTGAAAGAATCGCTTTAGATGTGGTTAACGCAAAAGGCGACAAGCTAGAAGGCATTGGCGGTAACTGGATCAACAAGCGCAAAAGCACAGCTCTGGAAATAGTTAACGAGTCTTTGATACCTCCGATCTATTACAAGATAGAAACTAAGCTTGATAAAGCAGCGGTTAAAGAGGCCATCTTAAAGCGTGGTGAGCATATCGAAGGCTGTGTTATTAAAGAGAATACGTCATTACAATGGAAATAGTGAATGGATAAGGCGGTAAGCGTGAGCACGATTGAAACAAAAGAAAACGTAAACTCAAAAAAACTAAAAAAATTAGAAGAGTGTGTAAAAAAGATAAAAATATTAAAGGAGCGCCTACAGCAGCAATCCGAGGATCAAAGAGAAAAAGAGTCTAGATGGTATGAACATTTGCAGAAAAACAAAGCTTATATGGCCAAACTTGAAAAAGAACAAAAAGAAAACATAGATCTAATGAAAAAAATGCAAGCGCACCATGAGCATCAAAAGCGACACATTGACGCACTTACGGAGCTTTTGAAAGTTACTTTATAGAACGGAGAGGATATGGATAGGGCTACTTTAAAACTAATAGCATCAGGTAAATACTTAGATTTAAACAAAAGTTATAATCAAGAGCAGCATACTCAATTTATTGAAGGTGCTTTGTTTACATTTGATTTAATAACAGCAAGTAATCGGGCAAGGAGGGAAAATGCAGCCGAGAAAGAATTACAACGAGATATACCGAACACAAAAGCGCAAGACGTTTACAGTGGGACAAACGGTTAGGGTTTGCGGTTCAATTACTGGTCGCCCTTCTCGTGTAGGAACCACCTGTCAAATAGTTAGACGTGGAGTTGGTAATCAGTATTGGGTTAAATTCAAAGACGAACCAGAAATGATATTTAGAGGCGCTTGGCTTGAATCAATAACAGAGGGGAATGTATGAAAACTATGAAAGAAATCGCTACAAAAGTAGCAAAACTAGAAGGCAAAAAGACTCAGGCTAGAATTGGAGAAATCAGAGAGATTCTTTCCATCCTTAGCGACATTATGTGGGAAGATGAGTACCACGTTGTTTTTGACACTATATACAAGAACGGTAAACGTCGGGCTAAAAAGAAATGAGTAAAGTAGATAGGTATTGGCACGTTGTAGATTTAACTGAAGATCCAGAGGGTGATTACGTTAGCTACAACGATTACGAAGCTATTGAAGAAGAACGAGATAAGCTTAAAAAATGCCTAGAGTTAGCTCTATATTACGTAAATAGTGACTCAGCCTATGAATCACTTAAGTTTAGAATAGACAATTACTTATCTGGAAAGACAAAGGAACTAAAATGAGCGACCGCACACAGAACGTAATCGCAATTACTTTCTTGGTTTTCTTTATGATCACTGTTCTTCCTCTGGCCATCATCATTGCTTTAATTGATACTATATCAGAGATCTGCTTTGGGCGGGCTATTGTCACTAGGAACATATGACATACAAAAGCGAGGCTGGGGAATGAGTGAAATGCATAATGATAAATTACGAAACTTAGCAAAAAGGTCTAATGCCGAATTGATGGATTCTATAAGTGCATTTGTTCAAGGCTTTATAATGGGTAGAAACTATGAAAGTGAATTTAGAACTCAACTATATAACTCAATATTACACGAAATGCGAGAATCTTCTGGAATGAAGTTTGATGATAATAATTGGTGGGACAACAGAATATCAGAATTAGAAAAAGAGAACTTTGAACTGAAATCAAAATATGTCTGGAGTGAGGATTAAACCATGACCGACAACGCATTAAAAATAATTAAAGATGAGCTGGCTAGAATAGCTAACTTGCATAAGCCGCAAAAACTAGAGAACTCTACAATTACAGTTTCAGGATGCCCACACACAGAAGTACTCACCAAAGCCCTGAGTGTAGCGGTGGATAATCTTGAAAGGTATAAAGACGCTGTTTTTGAAGTCGATGGAAAGATTTATAAAGTTGGAAGTAAAGCTGATGAAACCTTAACCACCATAGCCAACATTTTGTCCGACGGAAAGGATGGGAAGTAAGATGAGTGAATTATCAGAGGCAGTGGCAACATTAGTAAAACATTTAAAAGAAGACGAAGGCTATCGCTATTCATGGCAAGCTAATATTGCTATGGCTTTTAAAGATGAATTTAACCGTGAATCAGAAAGTCACGGCTATCCGTATAGGAAAGAAAGATTGCACGATGTTGCAAACACGGCGGCCATTAATTTTTTAAACTTGTTATGTCGAGAGGTAAAATGAGCAATCACCCAATAATAAATTTCCTAAACTGGATGAGCTGCAAATCATGTGGCGGTGTTTTTAAAATAGTAAGCACGGGCGGTAGGTGCCCTCACTGTGGAGCGTTTCAATGAATCCAATAATCGCAGCATTTGAGGAATTAAAATGAACTTCTATCAATCAATCGAACTAGCACTATGGGTGATTGCAATATCAAGCGTGGTTAGGACTTTATTACTAGTCTGGAGACGAAAATGAAAATGTCCGAAGGTATCGTTACCTGTAAAGAAAAGGTTGAAAAGCTTCTTAGCAGACATTTTGAAACAAGAGATTCGGACAAACTTTTATGGATTGCTTATTTAGTAAGCTATCACGGACTAAGAGAAATTCTAGATGACGATAGTTACTTTAAATTTAAAAATATGATTATGAACGAAAACACGCCTACAGTTGAGTCTATAACAAGGATAAGACGAAAGTTTCAAGAGGACGGCAAATACGAAGGAAACAATAGGGCTCAAAGAATGGCAGAGCAATCAGCAGTCAGACAGGTTTTAAGATGAGATGGCAATATGGATACCCTTGCGATACGGGCTCTACGGATGGACAAGACAGCGCTAGGCTTGCGGGCCTAATGTATTTATTTAAACACCCAGACTATAGAAAATTTGAACTAAACGAATATTGTGGCTTTGGTGATTACCTTAGGCACCCAATCGAGCATAATATATACCCATTCAGCAGGGATCAAGCCAGTTGCCTATTTGCTGGGTTATCAATGTCAGATCGTCTTTGTGTAAATAGTGATTACAATCCTACCAACGGAGATTGGATAAGCCCTTCAGTTCGTGGACACTTCAGGAGGTGTTCAGGAGGAAAAGCTAAGTGGTATCAAGACCTTTGGCTTCTATTTGACGTTATATGGTCTGCAAAAGTTGACCATATGGCTGAGCCGAATCAGCTAATTTCTATGCTTATGGTTCATCCTAGTAAGCGATACCTATGGTTATGGACTAAACTTAACAAAAGATGGGACGACTCAATAATTGAGTATTGGTCAAAATGGAGGCAAGAGCACGACCTTGCTCAGCTAATAGCCTTTAGGATAATCAAAGAGATATCTGTTTATGAAACAAGAAAAGAAACAAATTAGACCTGAAAAGATTGCTGAAAAGGTAATCGTTTATTTTAATTATGTATCTCAAGGTTATAGCAATTCAATGGCTAGATCTATGGCTGATATCCGAGAGTGGGAACACCAATGGTTAATGGACACAAACATTGAGTACATAAAGATACATATATCAAAACGACAAGGTAATGCCCGACCTAAAGATCATGAGAAACAAATTAAGCGTTTATATGAATTAGAAAACCCGCAACCCAAAGTTGTTTTTACATCTGAAAACTGCGAGTTATTACTTCCTAGAGGGTTACTCTAAGCGACAATTTCTGTCTGCCAAGTCTTTTAACTCTTGGACGTATGCCTGATAAGCCTTAAAGGTATCTAAAGGCATACACTGGGCTTTGGCCATTTCTGGAGAATCCTTTGTAAATTCTTTTTCAACATCTGGATTGTTGATCTCATTGCAAAAGAACATACCTGCAAAATGAGTACAAGATAGCCCATCAGGACGAGGTGGTAACTTTGGATTACCACACCCAACCAAAGCAATCAGTAAAGAACTAAGGTAAATTCTTTGTAATCTCTTTATTAGCACGTTTAATCTCCTCGATAGTTTGAGCCTTCTTTAAATCTTCAATGGCTTTAGCCTGATCCTCTTTCTTAGCTTTTTGCTGCTCTTCTCGGATCATGTCCCATATCTGCTTAATTAACCCAATTATCTTAGGGATCGCTACTAATATTTGAATGATTGCACTTAATACATTCATATTAAGCTTTCTTTTGTAATACTTCTACTAAGCCTTTAAGCTCAGGAAGAGCAATCATCACAAGATCAAAGTAATCAGCAGCAGAAGCCACTTTAACTTCGTCTTGAACTTTTTGAACATCAGCAATAGCAGCGTCTACTTTTGCTTTCAATTCAGGCTCTTGAAGTTTTGCAAACAATGAAATAGCGTCTTGAACTTGAACGCCATCTTTTGCTAGCTCAGCAATTACTTTAGCTAACGCCAAAATGCCCACTAGGGCCTCTTTAGTTTCTTTCATTTACTAACTCCTTGTAAATAGAGGGCCATCGCTGACCCATGTTTAATTACTTCAATAGATCTTTAAAGCCAGTCTCTACAGCGGACTCAGCAACTTGAGCCTCTTCGTACTTAGCTAAAAGATCAGCCTTAAAAGCTACTAGTTTGTTAGCTTCAGCTAAAACAGCCGCTTCTAATTCTAGAACTTTTGCATCAAGTAATGCAATTTTGTCAGCCAATGGTTTAACGGCAGCGGCTACAAAAGCATCAACTTGTTCTTGAGTAAAACCACCAGGGCTTACTGGAACAGAGGCAACGCCAGCGGCGAAACCTTCGTCATATTTTGCCTTTGCTAGTGCGTCCGCAGATGCCTGAGCGTCAACCAATTGAGCTTGTAAAGCTGCTACGTTAGCAACCAAAGCGTTTAATAATGCCACTAAATCCATATTAACTCCTATTTTTTGCGGGCTTGATTGCCCATTAATATCTTTACTCGTTCTATATCCTAATACTTTTGTTCTTGAAAATGATTGCACAGTTACGTTGTTAGACTGATTGCCGCCAATAACATCAACATTTAACAATCCCTTTTTAACAACAAAACCAACGTGACCCTGTATATTACTATCGCCACGCTTTAGAACTACTATGTCACCAACCTGTCCATCTGATTTGTCGCCCCAGTTGAGCCAAGATCTAGCCATTGCGGATCTTGTACCCTTACCGCCAGCTTGTTGAACACACCAGTTGGCAAAACATGAACACCAAGGAATCTCGTCGTCGTTAAGTTCCATATTATCTAGACCGTCTACAGCTTTGTAAACCTCTAATATTTTAGGATTAGACTTAGGGCCTGAAACCTCATGCCACTTTTCCTCTAATTGCCTTCGAGCTATAGCGTAAGCGTGTTCTATTAATTTCATTTTTTAAATTTTAACCTTTCTATTTCATCGCCGTGTCTATCAAGAGTCTTTTCAATCCAAATAGTTTTCTCGATGATTATAGCAATTTTATTATTAAGGTCGTCAACCGATCTTCTCAATCCTGACAAGACGTTAACGGCGAATAATGCCGTGAATCCAATTACACCGTAAAATGTCCATTGTACGAATTGAGCAAATTCCATCACTTATCCTCGCCCTCAATCACCTTTCGGTAGTTTGGATCTCGTTGAGATAAAACGTAATTTGCGGCGGCCAAAGAATGACCACCTTTTTCAGCAGCTTTTTGCATGACTTGAGCGTATTTAGATCCACCAGTTTTCTGTAAAATCTCTTCTTTATTTTTAAGCGGCTGAGTATCTTTGACTTCGTTGTTTTCTTGTGTGTTTCCACCGCCAGCTCTTGAAAGCATTTGTGTTACAAATTGAGAAAATACTTGAGGAGTATCTTTAGCAACTTTAGCCCACTGAGGAGACTTAAGTAGCGCCTTTGATAAAGAATCAAATGTTACCGCTGCGCTAGATGATATCCTAGGAGAAATTAACCTTCTACCAACTGCCGTTGCTGCGCCCATAATTGGACCCCCAGCAAGCATTCCAGCTCCAGCAGAAGCCGTATCTAACAAGCCTCCAATAGGTGATTGATTAAGCTGCCCAGCTCTTTTTTCTGCTGCTTCTTGAATAGGAGCTAATAGTTTATATGTTTCTTTACTCTCTTTAAATAATTTTCCAATTTCTGGGCTAGAATTATTAGCAACGTTTTCAACCTCACCCATATATGCTCTGTAAGCAGCTTTACCAGCTTGTCCCTTTTCTGGATCCATCCAGTTGCCAGCCATTTTATTAAAACCACGTTTAGTTTGCTCAGCTAAGCTAACAGGTATATTTGATTCACCTGTTTGAATAATATTATTAATTATATTTTCAAGCTGATTTACTGTTCCAGCCTGAGAAGGATCTTTCCTTAGACTCGCTATTTGAGCTTGAAGTTCGCTTACGACATTGTCTGCGCTAGCTGTAATACCTTTGGCGTCTAACTGTTTTAAAACGCCATCAATATTTGCCGATGCTTCGTTCATTGCTGATTGTGTTCTATTTGCAATATTCTCTGCGCTGTCACCAAATCTAACTAATTTACGGTCAAGTAGTTGGCGACCAGCATCGTCAGCAAACTTTTCGGCCTGATTTCTTGTTGCACCAGTGGCGTTTTCAGCTAAATTTTCAGCAGTTGAAGCTAGTGCCGATGGAGCCTTATTCATCAGATTAGTAGCACCCTGAAAAGCCCCACCCATAACGCCACCGATAGCAGCGTTTTTTAATCTATCTGTTATGCCAAGGCTATATTCCCCTTTTTTATTATCAACATCTTGGAGAGCCCCAATCCCAGCTCCTATTGCCATAGCCTGACCAACCTTGCCAAGACCAGAAACAGCGTTAACACCAGTTAAAGGAGACGTAGCTATTCCAGTCGCCAAAGTTCCAGCAACATTACCTAATGCGTATGATCCAGGATTTTCATCAGCTAGTTTTTTAGTACGAGCCTCGTAACTGTCACGAGCTTTTAAATATGGATCAGCTTCAACATCTTGACCCGTCAGGAAAGAAGCTACTGGGAAGGTAACTTGTTCTAAAGCAGCAGCTAATTCATTTCCGTAACCAAGAGAAGCCCCTTGTCCTAGTCCCTCAATACCAGCCTCAAGCATTCTTGATTCTGGCTCTGGCTTATCAACTACTGGCTTGGCTCTATCTTTCCACGATCCTGTTTGGTTTACTGGTTTTGCCCTATCTTTCCAGCTCATTATTGACCAGCCATGTTTGATAATTGTTCATATCCATCTTTTTTAGCATCGGCTAAGTCTTCGATTGGTATTTCTAAGGTTTCTCCACCTTTTGATACAACAACTGTTTTTGGTTGACCAGTTGATCCAGGCTGACCATAATTTTTAATGCCCTCTCTTGTTCTAGTGGCAACTCTAGTTGAAAAATCTTTATCTGAATCAGATTTAAACTTTTTTAAATTACCTAATATTGGATCTTGCCCTTGCATAGCAGCCATAGGCGAAGCATAGGCTAAAGGATCTTCAGGTATAATTGCATTAATAATATTTTCGTCTGACTGACTCAAAACACCAAGTTTTGCCATGTTCTTATATTCAAGCAATAAATCTTTTGATAATTGTTTTCCACGAGCAACATCTTCACGATTCCATATCGTACCACCATGATGTTTTTGTCTCAATGCAATCATTTCATTTATCTTGTTATCAAAATTTGACTTACTTTCGTGAGCTTCTTTTAATTTTTTAGCGTCATCTTCTGTGTTAGCTAATCCAAAAGGAGTCTTTAGGCCCTGCATTTTTTCATCTAATTTAGCCTGATCTGCGGCCTTCTTTTCTGCTTTTGCATCAAGCCTTTGGCCAGCAAGTATTCTGGCTTGCTCTTTTCTGGATTCAATTTGCTCTTTTAGTTGCAATGGCCTAAATATACTTTCTTGATCAGCGGCAGAAACCTTATTCCAATCTTCTCCATAAGATTTCGCAACATCTGGAAACTTGGATTCAATAATTTTTCTAAACGTCATAGACTCTGAAGAGTTAGGGTCGACAACTGCACCTTTTCTAGCTGCTTCTTGAATATTAGCAGTGTCTAGTTTGTTCTTAACAAATTGGTCCCTGTCGTTATTAATCTTTCCAATTGTGTTTTCTTTAGCTTGCTTATTTAAGCCTTGAAAATATTGATCACCACTTCCAACTTTTTGACCACCTATAGCGTCACCAATGTCAGATCCTAATTGTGCCCATCTGTTTTGACTACGAGCCGAGTCGTAATCCTCTTGAGCTTTTTGGTCGTAATTCTCGCCATACTTATCTTTAAGGTATTTTTGTAGCATATCGTCCATAATTAACCCCCGTATCCAGCGGCTTTAGCGCCGCCACTAATTATTCCGCCAAGGAACTGTCTATTTCTATCGGCTTCATTAGAGTAGCTATTTGCTAGATCTTTTTGAGCGCCAGTAATTAATCCACGCTTTTTCATTTCGTTATCATACTGCTGCTGAGCTAAATTCAAATTGTATTGTTGAGCATTGTTTTTCTGCCCTACGTTTTTATCAGCTATACCTTGTTGATTTCCAACGTTGTATTGCTGAGCTTGATTTTTAGCTCCTACATTTCTAGATTGAACATCCTGTCTGTTCTGAGCGTTAAACTTATTAATCATGTCAGCGGCTTGTGCTTGCTGAGCTTTTTGACCAAAGTCTTGAGCTTGCATTTGGCCGCCAAGTTGACCGCCTTGCATAATTGCCGATAAAGCTCTTTGTTCTGCCTGAGCCTTAGCGTCCATTACCATCTGTGCTTGTCTGTTAGCTGCTTGTTGAGCGTTGATGTTTTTAGCAACCATTTCGCCCATACCTCCAGACATTCCACGAGAAGCTAAATTTTGCTGAATTGCTCCTTGTTGTCCTTGAAGGTTAGTGTTTACATCGGATTCAAGCCTTGCCTGATCTGCCAAGAATTGAGCGTCTCTACCGCCAGCATCACCGATAGAAGTTAATTTATTAAGAGCATTCATTTGAGCAACTCTTAACGCTGGATCAGTAGATATGCCTTCCATCTTTGAAGGCCCTAGAGATTCAGCAGTTTCAAGTTCTGGATTCATTGAAGCTACTACTTGGTAAAGTTCAGGGTAATATTGTTTAAGAATTGGAAGAGGTATGTTTTGAGCTTGTTCAAGCATATCTTTTGAAATGCCTTGAGCTTCGCCGTATCCCCCGCCAGAAACCGTATCTAAAATGTCACCTAATATTCCAGCCATGAATTACCCCTTTTGTACTTTTCTATTAATTTTGAAAGAGTTATTAAACGCATCTAGTTTTTGCTGCATTATATCTGCGTTTCTATTGTAGAACTCTGCTCGATCTGGTTCTTCTGCTGCTTTTTGTCGATAAAAAGCTATTCCAGACTGTACCTTCTCTGGAGTTGCTGGGCCATTAAAACCACTAATTCCTAAATCTTGATTTTTGTAAGCATTGTCATACTCTGCTTGTTTAGCAGCGGTATCTCTACCAAATCTTTCTTTATCAAATGAAATTGGATTAATAGCTTTACCGTTAGCATCGATTTGATTCATGCTTTGATCTTCAAATAAATTAGCTAGAGCGCCGTATTTAGCTCTCTCTTCAGCATTAGCCGCTTGGTTTAAACCGACCTGAGTAGCATCAGTGCCAAGATAGTTGCCAAGATTAAGATCAAATAGATTTTGTCCCTCATTTAAGCCCAATTGAGCAAGTAAATCAGCCGCAACGGTTTCATCTTGTAAGTCTCCTTGAGCCCTTCCAATTAAAGCCTGATTTGCTGCATTTTGCTCAGCCGCTCTTTGTTGAATTGGATTAATTAAATTCTCTCTAGCTGCTTTTTCAGCCGCCGCTATTTTTTCTTTATTTGTTAACGCCTGAGTCTTAGCCTGATTAATTGCAGAGCCAAAGTTAGTCTGAGCTTCATTGAATAATTGATCTAAATTGCCATATTTAGAAGCAACGCCTTGAAGGGCTTGTTTAGACCCAGCAGAACCCTGAAGCAATACTTGATCTAATTTATTCTGACCTGCTGAATACGTAGGTCGAGCGTAAGTGTCCTTAAGTAATTGCTGCTGACCCGTTTCGCTAGCCGCATTCTTAGCTAAGTTAGCCGCCTCTTGAGCTTTCTTTTGAGTGTCTGAATAACCCTCTGCCTGATCTATAGATTGAGGGCCAGAGTAGCCGCCAGTTTGTCTTTGAGTTCTGTAGTCTTGCTTTTCTTGATCTGATAAAGACGTAACTCTGCCAAGAGCTGCATTTGGGTCATATTCAGCAACCTTGGGAGCTTTTGCGCCAAAACCCTCAACCGCTGTTTTAGCCTCATATCCTTTGTTTTCAATGTTACTCGAAATTTGAGTTCCCATTGTATCGGCTTGATCTTTATTGGCATCTAGATAACTTTGAATGTTAGCGTACTGACCAGAGGATTTTTTATCCTTTGGAGCCGCTGATTCTTGGCCTGGAACACCAGTTGAAAAACTAGTTGATGATCCAGATACATTAGTAGCCTGACCTTCGCCCTGCTTCTTTTTTAATTCTTCATCCTGAGCACTGCTTGGTGCGTATGGCATGACTTCTCCTATCCGTAGAGAATTAGTACTCTTATAGTGTAATTAACATCTGTCGTTAGTCCAGTCATTTGAGATATTGTAACCTCTTGATTGGCATAAGACCATACCACTAATGGACTTTCGTCCGAGTATTCCCCCGTATCGTTGTTAAATAAATAAATTGAAACTAGACCTTTTGGGATCGCTGAAAACTTAGTTCTAAACTTATAAGGAAAGTTATTGGTTGAGTTCTTAAACTTAATTTCTCTGATCTCTTGGTATAAATTATCTTCGATAGTTAAAGCGTTGTTAAAAGCCCTAACCACGTCACCTAAAAATTGATTTAAAGGACTGAATAGTTTTCCGATCCAGTCTTGTTGTTCAACGAAATCTTCATTTGTAAACTTCTGAGGGTTAATCTTAGCCATTATGTCCTACTTGATCTTTCTGAGACATAATCAAACTGTAGAGATATCCCATTTAATGACCATTTGGAGTAAGCATCTGCCATTTCTAATTTAAAAGATAAAAGAGATCCTCTAGACTTTTCACGAGGTATAAATACTCTTGTAGGCTTTGGCCTAATGATCCCACCCCAAGGAGAATCACCCCAAAGAAACGATCCCCAAGATGCGCCGCCAAAGTTACCATTGATAGTAGTCAGAGAATAACCGCCGCTAAGGTCAGTGTAGAAACTAGCCACGCCATTTATAAAGTTCTTTTCTCTAAATAGAATTGCCATTTCTTGATAATGTTTCATTACGCCTGGATTATCGCAATGAATTGAAGCGTATTCTATCTCACAATTTATAGACTTAAAGACACTGATTGAGCCCACAGACCATGAAATAGTATTAGACACTGTAACAGTATTAGAGGCTGGCGTAACCGAAATGACCACTGCATATTTTGTCGATGATTCGTAAAGAAGATAACCAGCATCTATACCTGCTGTAGTATTAAGCACAACCTCTACTCCGCTAGATGAAACCACGCTAAAACCATCAACCTCTTCGTCGATAAAATCAGTGTAATCTAAATTTTTTCTCTCTTGGAGAATGTGCTTATCGGTTGGATTGCAAATGTATAGCTTGTCATCTACTTCATTTACAAAGGCGTGATCTATGTCCTTACTCCAAGTCGTCCAAGCTTGAGTGAACGTGTTGTAAACGAAAGCCTGAGTACAATATAAGTCACCAGCATTAGTTATGACTGGAAGGATGTACTTTCTATCGGTGTCGTAAGAAATACCAAAAGATAAGTGTTTAAGGCTGTCGTAATTTAATGAAATTAGATCTTGAAGCAAGTTTTCAATCGGTCTTGATATAACCTGAACCCCGATGTCAGAAATTGAGCAGATACCTTGGTCTGTTAAGGCAAAAATCTGATTGTTTACGACCGCTGCGCTGTCTGGAGCAATGATCTTTGTAGATGTATCTAAAGGATCAATAGACCAAGATCCGCCAGAGCCAGTTAACCTAAAAACACCATCTGCCTTTAAAATAAACAGAGAATCTCTTAGGGCCACAATTCTTCTAATTGGATAGTTCTTTGATCCGACAAGCTCAAGGTGAGCGGTTGGAACGTGCTCGTTCTGCTGAATCTTTGACCACATCAAACCATTTTGATAACTCTCATTGCTAGATGCTCCAGTGCCTATATCCCAAGCAACCGCACGAGATACCGCTACTGAGAAAGATGAGCCGCTAAGGGTTCTAGCCTCTAACGTAATCTGTCCTGGGAGATCTTGGAAGCCGCTTGTATAATAGGCATAAATTGAAGTGTTTGATGTGTATTGGTTAATAACTCTCACTAAAGATCTAGCCGTATCATCAATATTCTGGGCAGCAGAGCCGCCAGTTGATAATTGAAACTCACGAGAAGCGACAGTTTCTGCAGCTTTGGCCGTGTAAACCACTGAATTTATTGTGATCGTATCATTCAGTGCCAAACCAGAACCACCAGCCGATAACAACTTAATTGAGATCTTATGTTTGGTTGATACATTACCAAAGAACATGAAGTTTTTAAAAAGAGCTATGTCTTGGCATAAAGGAGGCGCATCGTTTGATTCTTGAATGCCCTCTTGAGAAGCATTTGAGTAAAGGGCAGCTCCCATTAAACTAAACGGAGTAGAGTCAGTAAAAGTAAGTGATTTTGCGATTATCTCGCCCGACGTAGGGTTTTTCTCATACACTAGCTGTAATTCGTCGTTTGGCTCATCAGTGCTGCTAGCGGACTCTTTAGAGCGATATACCTGAACGAAATCTGATGTAGTAATCCCATCTGGTATTGTGATCGTTAAGGAAACGTCTTTTGTTCCACCAGAGGTATTTGCCACAATAATACGCTGAGAAGGAGCGCCAAGATAAAGATTACTATTAGCATCTCTTGATCCCCAAACAACTCTGTAAGCTATTTGATGATTATGACCAAAAAAACCAGAAGCCCCAGTTGTAACGCCAGAGCCATCGAGACCCTTTGGCATTCCAGTTTGATAGACTGGCCCAGAATAAACATCTAGAACCTTAACACCTTCGCTGGTTGTAAAGTATAAGTTGCCGCTAGATTGAACAAATCGCATTCGAGCTAAGTTTGCATCTGGGTGAGAGTATGTACCAGAGAGAGCAGTCCAGCCAACTCCATCAACGTAATAATTAAGAGTGTCGTTGTCAGAGCGCCTAGCAATTAGTTTACTTTGATATGATGTAATACGATCGTGCCTAGCATCGGCTGAGGCTGGAGGATTTGCAATCCTTCCATAGCCACGTCGAGACTCGGCCACCGAATCTTTATCAATGTTTATGTTCTTAGCTAAAGTTAAAGCGCCATCGCTAACTTCGGATAGCTGATTCTGATTTGTCTGTAGGCCCTTAATCTTTAAAACTAATTTTTGAGACATTAGATTCTCCTAGATGCAAAATAATCAAGCATTTTACCAGAGCGCATCTTTGTAGAGTTGTTTTGTACTCGTGGGTCAAGCATCGTTAATACGGCCTCTATTTGCTCCGTTAGCTTCTTATTCTCATACTCTAGCGCCTTGTCTTTCTTGCTAGAAAGAGTTGTCACTAGGGCTGATTGAACTAAAACAGGGTGCAGTTCTTCGGGAACCAAAGGAACAGGGCTTTCGTTAGCTATACAAACCCAGTCGCCAACTTCTAACCCGCTTGGAAGAGCCGCAACTTCTAGAGTTGTTCCAGATACCGAAACGAGAGATTGATCGAATGATAAAAGATCAAATGGGTTATTGTTTTGAATAAAATCTACCAAAACCCCAGTAGACATGGTTGCTGGAGCGCTTGAAACAACAACCGTATTAAGAACTGTGTCTATGCTAGTTATTTGAGCACATGATGTAGTTAGAACTAGCTTATTAGGTCTAGCAAAATATGTCATTCTTAAGGTATCTGAAATAAAGTCATTTGTAAGCTCAACCGAATTTCTATTCATGTAGAATCCAGACTTGCCAGAGCTTCGATCCTCTTCAAAAAGACGATTGATGTCTGTGTAGTTCCCGCTTGAATCTACTTTTTTAAGATCTCTAATGTTTGTCCCGATTGCTCTTGATGGGATTCTATATTTAGCGCCCTGACTTATAGTAAAATCCTTGTATTGAAGGAAATACTCTTCGTTAAGCTTAAGCATGATTGGAAGTATCTCTACTTTCATCTGCATATTAAACAAAACCAAGAAATCATCGTTGCTGAATAAGTCATCAGATGTAGGGAATGATCCCTTAATCTTTAGAGCATTAATTAGCTCGGTCGAGTTCATAATTACCTCATTCCATGAGATTAAAATTTATTAATCTTGTAACTGTTCTAAAAGCTTTTTAATCATATCTTCAGAAAGTTCTTCTTCGCCTTCTGATTCCATTTTTTCTTCTGGCTCCATGACTTCTTTCTTATCTTCCATCATTTTAGCCTCAGGCTTTTCAACCTCTACGGACATAGCCATAAACTTAGGCGACTTCTTTTTAAGACCGTCTACTTCTTTATCTTTCATCATGCTGATGATTTCATCTAACACTTTATTTTTAATTTCCATATCTTTCATAAAATCCTCCTTAATTTAATTTTCCTTTAACCATTATTTTACAATTAACCGTGAACTGTCCCGATGGAACCGCTATCTTAACTTTCAACTTATGAAAGAATGCAGCTTGATACTCTATTGGAAACAAGTCCTCGCTTAATTCTTTTCTACTATTAGGAACTAGGAAATAATTCTCATCATCAATTGATCCATAAAACTCTACATAAGGAGTTAGCGCCGACTGCACATCTATTGTGTGCGTACCAGAGCCGCCATCTGCTAAAGTTACATAAGAACCAGCATTTAAGTTAGCAATAGAGCTAGATACTAAAAGAGTCGATGTTGTCAGGTTTGTTAAGTAGTAATCAACACCAGCAGATAAACCAGATGGCAAAACACCAGTAGTTGTAAATCTAACCTTTAAACCAAAAGCATAACCGTGATCAGCTATTGTTATTGTCGAAAGGGCGACATCAGAGCTTGTGAATGTTTTATCTTCTAAGGCCTCAACCACAGCAGATGAAACAACACAAAAACCCATGGATTGATCTAGATCTATCTCTGAACTTAAATAGTCAGATGCTATTGACCCAGTATTTATTGTTTGAAGTAAGTTTCTAGTACTCATTATTTTAACCCCAAGAACTCAGTCTTTTTAAGTAGCTCTTGAACTCGTTTACCAAATGTTCCAGCAGTTGCGTTGCTTGCTAAATCAGCACTCCAAGGATTTGCAGATGCTCCTATAGAATTTAGTGCCTCTCCAACCGTACCAGAATCATTGTGATCCGCCAAAAGAGCATCCAACACTGCATTGGCTAGGCCCTCTGGAGATAATGGTGTAGGTCCTCCAGCGCTTGCCTCGATAAAAGCTTGAGCTGTTAAAGTAACACTTGGTGATAGAGTCATTGCGCCAGAGGCCGTAACTGGGAATATGCCTCCAGCTAAAGCCGAACCAGCAAGAGTCATTGTGGCCGAGGCTTGAGCCGCAACCGCCGCCGCCAAGTTAGCGTTACCCGTAAGAGCCATTACTCCGCTAGCGATGAATTGAACAACCTGGTCAAGCTGAGCATTTAAGACGTTTAGAGCCATTGTGCTTGAAGCCGTCATTGGCTTAGCTGGAACAAGTGTTACCGCACCATCATCAAGAGACATTCTCGCTCTTGTGTAGCTAGAAATAGATCCAGATTTATTTGGAAGTATTATTGAGCTAGGAGCAAGAGCACCATTACCGTAACCGCTGAATCTTTGATCAAAAGCGCCAACGTTTCTATTACGAAGTCCGCCCTTAATAAAGTTGCCTGACTGTAGTGATGTAGAACCCAGGTATCTACCTGGGTTATTGAAAAATACATCTCTACCGTTACGCTTTAAAGCCATCGACTATCCCCAACCCATTTCTAGAGATCCGTAAAAGTTTGTAGAAGCCGCAACCGCTGCGCCAGTAAATAAAAGCCAAGTTAAACAAGCTCCGTCTTTAATTTGAGGCAAGCTCGGTATTTGATTTACGAAGTCACGTTCTGAAGCCACAGTTGCAGTCGTCAGAGGTATTGTCATGATTGGTTTATATAGCACTAGTGCCGCAGTTCCAGCGCCAGAAGCCGCTGATAATTGAACCGACTGCACCGATTGTATTCCCACATCACCACTCGCTAATGGTAAAAATGGTCCGTAGTTATTCGCCGCTGTACCTGAATGAGTAATATGTGGAGTAATTGCCGAAGCAGTACATGATACAGTTACGGGTAATGTTCTAGATCCAGTCCCGCCGCTGTTAGTGTATGTCATCGACAAGTTATGAGCCGTTGCGCCTGTGGTTGTAACAACAACAAGACCTGCCCTAATTCCAACTCCGTTTGTATATCTAAGCGTTGGAGTTCCAAGCAATGTCTGCAAAGTTGCAACGTTCATGTTGATGCCAGGGTAGTAACCTTGCATATCAACAAGCATTAATTGAGCAGGGACACCAGTTGCCACCGCTGTAATTGCCGAAGCGTTTAGTAAATGCTTTGTGTCTGTAGAAACATCGCCGCCATGTCGTAATCCAAATATTTGAGTTCCGTTTCCCGTAGACTCTGTGCAGGTCGTCCAAGTTAAAGCAGTTCCCGCCCATGCGTTTGCAATAGGAGTTCCGCCAAGCGCACTCAAGTCATACCATCGTCCAGCGGTGTAAGCCGCCGCACCTGTAATTTTGTTCCAATCTGCTCGGTAAAATTTCCCAGCCGTTATTTCTGAAACCAGATCATCTACTGATGTAAAACCCATGTAATTCTCCTAACTGTTTATAAATACCATTTCGCCACGAAAATTTCCCGTAGTTGTAGTTCCGCTCTGAATGAGTAAGTTTAAATAAGCTCCGTCTTTAATTTCTGGTGCCATTTGATTTTCAAATCCGTACATTTTCTCTACGGGTACATTTGTCTCTAATGTTGTAATTGATGCCAATGGCTTTACTAGAGCAGCGCACATAAAGCCGCCTGCTCCAGATGCAAAAGTAATAGATTGAATTGATCTAACACCTTTATCTCCGCTAGCCATTGGCCAAAAAGGAGAAGCTTGCGCTGCTCCACCAGCGGTTCCACCGCCAGCCGTTGCACAAACGCCAATCGCTGTTCCAGGAATAACGTTAGCCGTAGATGTTCTGCCCGAAACTCCGTCACTATTTGTATATGTAATTGTGACCGAAGCAGTTAGAGCCATTGGGGCCGTGACGATTAAAACTATTCTAACTCCATCTCCGTCTGCATACCGTGGCAATGGATCAACGTTAATCATATCTTGTTGATCTACGTTGTCGCAATCAATCAGAGGGTAAAACATCAAGTAATCGTTTAAGTAGAAAATGTTTGGAATACTTGCTGTAATACTTAACATTTGCCATCTAAGTAAATGCTTTGTCGATCCAGACACAAAGTTACCTGGATAAATTCCAGCGTTACCGAGGCCCGTAAGAGGCGTAGCTGTTAACTCACTACCCGCAAAAGGATTATATTTAGGCTGACCACTGGTTTGGTTTAAATCGATAAATAAACCAGCAGTACCATGTATTGGTACCGTTGGCTTATAGATATACTGATAGTGATATTTACCATCAGTCTCTATCGATTGACCTAAGTTAAAAAAACCAGTTAAAGCCATCTAGATTAATCCAATGTGAATGATAAAGCGCCCGCTGCAAACTGAGGTTGAACCCCTGTAGACACCGTTATTGATGAAGTTAAGGCCGCTCTAGCGATTATCGTTCCAGCGCCAGCCGAAGTAGTTACGATTGAGGCGTATGTAATAACCTCAGATCCAGATGAGCACTGTGGAAACTGCTCAAGATTTGCATTTGATACTTGATTACCAGACACGGTAAAGTCAGATGCTCTTGTTAGAGTAACACGAGCATAAGATCCGTAGGCAGCCTCACTTGTTACCGCTGTTCCCGCTTCTCCTGGATCAGCCGTGTGTAGGGCAATCCAAAGATCAGTATTAGCGTTCCATGATAATGCTGTTCCTACAAAAACTTGGTTTAAAACCGCCGTCTCTGCTGTATTTGAAAAACTCATTCATAACTCCTTTTATAAATACGTTAAACTTGCCCTTGATGACCATCATCTTGATTGCCTTTTAATCTCACTCATAATATCCATCGAAACATGAAAAGAACAGCCCACAATCGAAAGTATCCTGATTTTTTTATATGTAAAGAATGTTCCGTATATATACCAAACAAAACTGGACATCCAAGATCGTTTTGCTCTAGAAAGTGCCACAGCTCGTATTCTTCCAAAAATCACAATAGAACTGTTTTTAAGTGTGGAGACAAGCACTGGAACTATACCAAGGATAGGTCTAAGGTTATTAAAAGGTCTAAAACAATATTTACAAATAAGCAGCAGCGCCTTATTGCTGAAAAATGTGACTTTATTTGTAATATTTGCTCGTTTGAATTTGTTATTAAAAAACCTTTTTATAAAGCAAAAAAGATAATGAGTTTTGATCATATAATACCAATTAGACTTAATGGGGAGCATTCCATTGATAATGGACAGCTTCTTTGTAGGAGCTGCAATAAAATAAAAACAAATGCTGATGTGAAGGAAATTATTAAGCATAGACAAGCGAACTCCTGAGGCTCCAGATGTTATCAAAATCCTTGTTTCCATCTGCCCATGTAATCTTAGTAACAGTACTAACAACCTCAATCTTTTGAATCTGCCAGACGTTGTTTGTCTCGCTAGATCCAGGGAGAGCCTTTCCAACGTAAGTAACTGTACTAGATGCCTCATCTATGTAAACAGTATAATTAACGTCGGTGACAGCTCTGATTCCACTCATTGTTCTACAACCTCACATTGTAAATAGTCGCCAATATATTTTTCGCAATTCTTTACAATTACTTTTGAGCTACAGCTTGTCATTATCAGCGTTACTAAGATTAAAATAAGTTTCATTTTGCGTCCTTTTCGTTACTTAAGTCGCTTGATGTATATGTTTGTATTTTTGGTGCTAGAAAAAGTCACAGATCCATCTGGGTTAGCACTAATGTAGTCGCCAGCATTAAGAGAAACGCTTGCGCTACCAGAAGTTACAGACGTACTTACGCTCATTAACGCTTTTCCTTGAACACCGTTTTTATATAAATCTACAGTTTGAGATCCAGAAGTTAAGGCACCCGTCATATTTACTTCATAAATACCGCTAGCTGGAGCTGTAAATTTCCAAACACCAGACCCGCCAGTTGTCACAGCGTTGTGCGTATCGTACAACTTTGAGTCAAAGTCGATTGCAGCGTTAGCCGCTGGAGTTTTATTAGCACTTAACGAATAACCAGCGGCTATTAATTCAGTCGCAGAAATTGTTGTAGGTGCTTGTTTTTTGCTTATATATATAGTTGCGCCGTTAATAGTTGAATTAACAGAACCGCCAATGAACTCCCTAACATCAATATAATCATTAGCATTTAGTTCTACTTCTACGGAACCAGAAATCATAGCAATAACACCTGTGGCAGCTTGTTGCATGAAATTACAAATTGGTTTAGCAAAGCTACCATTTTTATAAAGTTCAGCACCAATTTCAGCACCTGTTGTATATGTTGCAAACGAGTGAGAAGAAACATATTTTACTTCATAAATACCTTGAGAAGGAGCTGTAAATTTCCAACTTGCGCCTGTTGTAATGCTTCCTGTTTTGTCATAAGTAACAGTACTACCATTAACAATTTGTCTAGTTCCACCAGCAGTTATAGTTTGTGATGCAGTTGTAGCTTGTGCTGCTATCAGTCTCCCATCATACCCATCGCTTACCTGAGTCGAACTGCTCCAGCCAGAGATAGGTACGGATGCTTCAAATTGATAAAGTATCGTAGCGC